GAGTACCAGCTCGAGCGGGGCATGCGAAGGCTCGTGCACTCCGGTCGCGCCCACGTCCCCTCGCTCCCCGAGTTCGTGCGCCTGTGCCGCACCGTCGGGAATGACGAGGAGTTCGGCGGAGACCCTCCCAAGGCTCTGCCGGCCCCGGATGAGTTCCAGGGCGATGGCTGGGATCTGTCCGCGAATCGCCACCTGCTCGGGCACCTGGTGCGCTCGATCGCTATCGACCGCCGCAAGTACACCCGCGAGGAGGTCGGGAGGCTCGTGGATGCGAAGAAGGCCTGGGCTGCGGACATGCGGGATCTCTCCCGAAACGGCGAGGTGCCGATCGAGATGCAGCGCACCGTGTGGACCGACTACATCGGGAGGGCTCAGGCATGAACGCTGAAGCCAGAACTGTCCAGATCGACCCATTCCTCGCCTTGGGCGCCGGATTGGCATCGCTCGAGGCCCGCGTCGCCGAACTCGAACACCTGAATCTGCGCGAGCAGCTGCAGGGCATCCGCGCGAGCCTCGCACAGTGCCTGGAGGGCGAGACCCGCACGCTGCTGCGGCGAGATGACGTGCTGCGCGAGCTCACGGCACGCTTGCGCTCCGTGCTCGTCGTCCTTGAGGCGCTGGTGCCGTAATGCCGTGGAAGACGCAGGGCGATGTCGCTCGCCACAACAAGGCCGCGGCCAAGAGCAAGCGCAAGGGGCGCGTGTGGCGGCAGGTCGCGAACAAGCTGCTGGCCGGGGGTGCGTCCGAGGGCTCGGCCATTCGCCAGGCGAACGCCGTCGCGGGCCGCATCGGTTCACGAGCGCAGAGGATGTATGGAAAGGGCCGCTAAGTCTCAAATTGCCCCACTTGAGGGGCGCTGTGCCGCCTGCAAATTCTCGGTGATCGGCGTGCAGGGGCAGTTCCAGCAGCCGCACCTGATGTGCCGCGCGCACCCCCCGCACCCGTCGATGTTTCGCGGCAATCCGCGGAACGCAGCCGAGATGAACCTCACGGCGCTGTACCCGATCGTGGACCCGAACGGCACCTGCGGGGAGTACGAGGCCGCCATCGCAATCGCCTCGTGAAGCGCTACCACATCCTGCCGGTACGCTTCCCGGATCCGCCGCGAATCCTCACCACGAATCTGCCCGCGGGGACCGTCGGCGTCCCCTACAGCTTCCAGCTCGCGGCCACCGGTGGCGTCGCGCCATACACCTGGTCGCTGGTCTCGGCCAATCCCAACACAGGCAACTGGATCGTCGTCTCGTCGTCGGGCCTCATCACCGGCACACCCGGGACCGCTGAGGCCGAGAACCTCCAGGTGCGCGTCACGGACAGCTTCGGCACGTCCGTCCAGCAGGCTCTGTCGATGATCGTGAACGCGGCCGGCGGCGCGACCATCACGCACAACCAGGTCGTCACCTACAACGGCTCAGGCTACGGCACGCAATCCGGTACGCTGATCCTGAACGACTCCGGCGGTGCGGGGCTCGGCGTGCTCGATGCGCAGTGGAACGGCGGGTCGGCGCCGAGCTCGAGCAATCCCACGTACGTCAGCTCCAACCCCGTCAACCGCGCCTCGAACTACAACCCGACCGGCGCGAACGTCGGCTTCCCGCACCCCTTCTGCAGCGCCATGATCGCCGGCGCGCATTGGACGGACGCAGGCGCGTGGATTTCGATGGTTGCGCTCAAGTTCACGATCCCGACGCCTCCATGTTGCCTGTGGCTCTCCTGCTACCTCCGGAGTGATTCGAACTGGTCGTTCACGCCCGGCGAGTCGACGAACGACCATAACCTGAAGGGCATCGCCTACGGCCCAACCACTGGCGGCGTCGGCGCCGACACGATCTACACCGGACCGACCGTAGGCAGTCCGTCCAACAACAGCACGGTCACGACCGGCTACAACCTCACGTCCAACTTCACCAGCACCAACGTGCTCGTGATCCCCGACCGCAACGGCAGCACGGGCCCGGGACACGGCAATGCCCAAGTCTGGGCGGGCGGGCAGAAGCCGAACCAGTTCAACCCGTCCTTCGGCTGGCCACGGCTCGACTTCGAGATGTGCATCGACACCGCCACTGGCATCAGTGGCAAGGGCTACGTGCGGGCGTCCATGAACTGCTCGCAGTACCCGAATTACCTGAACTACGCCGAGCGCACCGATGGCGCGGTCATTGATCCCACGCATTGGCCCGGCACCACGCGCTACCTGCAGCTCTCCGACTCGGTGTTCGCGCGCGACTACGGCCCAGGCTTCAACAACAACCTCGCCGCGATCAACAACGTCTGGTACATCGCGGACGCGAAGGCGGGGCTCTCGGGCGGGAGCGTCTCGGGTCACTTCGCGCGCACCGTCGTCGGGGACGCACCGACTTATGCGGCTTCCGTGGTCACCGAGCCTGCGACACCGGTGAGTCGCGCCAACGGGTCGGTCAGCTTTAAGTTCCAGCAGGGCAAGTTCACCTCTGGCCAGACGGTGTACGCGCACGACTTCAACGAGGCGGGCCAGGTCCAGGACGCCCAAGGGACTTACACGGTGCTCTGATGGCGCTCACGCGACTGCAATCCGCTCCCGTTGGCCACGGCGTCTCGTCCACGACAGTGGCGCTGACCTTCTCCAGCGCTTGCACGCCCGGCAGCTTCATCGTGGTAGTGACGGCGACCCGTGCCTCATCGCTGCAGGCCGGGTTCCAGGTGAGCGACGGCGTGAACGCTGGCAACTACGCCAAGGACGCGGCGAACACGGGCGGTGCGGGCAACTGCGGCTTGGCCATTACGTCCATCCAGAACACCGCCTCGAGCGCGCTCACTATCACGACGAACCTCGTGGCCTCGGTCGGCGACTCCTGGATGCTGGCGGAAGAGTGGGCGGGCGTCGCGACCTCGTCCGCGCTCGATGCCGGCAACGCGGCGGCGAGTGGCTCGAGCACCTCGCCGCTCTCGAACTCGATCACGACCGCGGCCGGGAACGAGCTGATCATCGGCGCCTACTCACTGGCGTTCTCGACCACGGTGACGGCGGGCTCGGGCTACAACCTCGACCCGCAGACCCCCGGCACTGGCTACATCGCGATGGAGTACTCGACCTCGAACTCCGCGGGCAGCAACAGCGCGGGCTTCGCGCTCGGCGCGAGCGAGAATTGGCAGTGCGCGATCGCAGCCTACAAGGTCGCACCGGTGCTGACGCTGAACCCGGTGCAGCTCATGCACCGCAAGTACCAGATCCTCACCAACAACCAGTAAATGCAGCCGAATCAGCTCATCTTCGTCGACGCGGATGATGCGGGGCCACGCCGCACTGACTTGTCGGCGCTCTTCTTCAACCGCAAGGCGATCCTGTCCCCGCCGTACGCGCAGTTCCTGCTGCAGCCGTCCAAGCCGCCGCCGTTCGTCTACGACGATCCTTTCGCCGGCGTCGTGCCGAAGCTCGAGTACTACTCCCAGGTGCCGCTGTATCCGGCCTCTGGCACGATCCTGCTGTACCGGCCGGCGAGCCAAGTGCCCTTGCTCGAGCCGGAGCCAGATCCGAAGCGCCAAGACCCGTATCAGTACTTCACGCTGGTGCGGCGGTATGCGGCTCAGATGGTTGGCTTCGAAACCCAGATGTTCGATCACTGGGACACGCCTTGGCAGGAGGAGCCGCCGCGGCCGAAGGATCCGCAGCTCGCGCTGTTCCCGTTCCGCCAGGTTGCGCAGATCATCCGCGGCCAGCCGTGGCTGCTCTACTACGGTCAGCCCAAGCCCCCGTACGTCGAGGCCGAGCCCGACACGCTGCAGCGGAAGGTGCGCGCGGAGGGGCTGCTCTACATCGTCGCGAATCCGCCGCTTCCGCCTGTCGTTATCGTGCGGGTGCGGGCCGTGGGCATCGGGGTGTACGACTATCGGCGAATCCTGCTCGCTCTGGGCGCAGATCCGAAGTCCACCCCCGCCACCCCGTTCATCTATGGACCCGGTGACGTGTTCGACATCCTGTCGGGCGACTTCTCCGACTCGACCATCGACTACTCCGGCGGTGCGGTGGGCAAACCTGAGTACGGCTGGATGCAGGTCGTGCCGCCGTCGACGCCTCTCTCGCGCTCGGTGAACCCACTCTACGATTTCGCAAGCAGCCGCAGGACGGTCTACTGATGAACCTCGATCGACGCAAAGCCCGGCAGATGAAAGCCGTCACGGCCGGCATGCTCATCCAGCAACGCATGGGTGGCGGCAACCCCGATGATCGCATCGCCGAGACGCGGATTGCCGCGCTTGCCGCGGTGGCGGAATGCCGCGCGCTCTGGCGATTCATGCGCGAGCGCGGACTCGCCACGGAACAGCAGTACGAGGACTATCTCGACAAGGGTTACGACGAGGTGCTGGCGCAGGTCGAGAGCGCTGCCACCGACATCCTGGTGCACGATGGCAAGAAAAACTGAAAAGCTCTCCGCGGCCCAGCAGACCGCGATCAAGTGGCTGCACTCGCAAGGCGCGGCCAAGATGGGCGCGCTCGGTCACGAGATCGGCAAGTGGGCGGCAGAGCTCGTCGCTGAGCTCGCCGATGCCAAGCGCGAGGCCGAGCACTGGAAGGCCGCGTTCGAAACTGTGCGCGATGAGATCAAGGTCCTGGCGGCGGTCGCCATCAAGCAGCAGCATGACGGGCGGCTCGTGATCACGCGCAAGGAGCTCGCGGCGCTTGAGGGCAAGGAGCTGCACGTCGGCACGCCTGAGCCCGGAGTGCGGGTGTACGAAGTGCGTGAGCGAGCCCCGAACATTCGCCAGGACGTGAGCAGAATCCTGAGACCACACTGATGCCGAGCGCCAGACCCCAGGTGCGATTCACGCCGCAGCAGCGGCGCTTCGTCGACTACTACGTGACGTCGTTCAACGCGTTGGACAGCGCGCGCCGCGCGGGCTATTCGCAGAACGACAGCGGCGCGGGCTCGCGCGTGCTCGCGATGCCGCAGGTGCGTGCCGAGATCCACCGGCGATGCCTTCAGATCCAGCAGGAGCTGCAGGTCACGGGCAACGATTTGCGCTCGCTCTTCGCCCGCATCGCCTTCAACCCGCTGACCGCAGAGGAGGGCGGCCCGACCTGGGGCGATCGCATCTCCGCCGCGCGCGAGCTCGGCAAGCTCATGGGCCTCTACATCGAGCGCGGCGTCATGATCGGCGCGACCCTCGAGCAGCTCCTGGCGCTCGCCGACAAGCGCGCCGAACCGGCAGCGCTGGAAGGCCCGAAGGTCGCGTGAGCCTGGACGTCGCCGCCGATCGCCTGCGGGCCTACCGGCTACAGCCGCGCGTCATGGTCGAGGAGCTCTTCGGCCACATGCTCCCCGATGGGCTCGATGAGTGGCAGAAGGCGGTGCTGGATGAGTTCCCGACGAACCCGCGTCAGGCGATGGCTGCCTGCAAGGGGCCGGGCAAGACGGCCGTGCTCGCGTGGATCGGCTGGAACTTCCTCCTTACGCGCCCGCACCCGAAGATCGGCGCGATCTCGATCACCGGCAAGAACCTCGACGACAACCTCTGGCCCGAGATGGCCAAGTGGCAGAAGGCCTCCCCGATCTTGCAGCAGCAGTTCGAGTGGACGGCCGAGTCGATCTTCCTGCGCGCGCACCCTGAGACCTGGTTCATGTCGCGCAAGACGTGGTCGCAATCGGCGAACGAGGAGGAGCTCGCTCAGGCCTTGGCGGGCCTTTGGGCAAACCACGTCCTGTTCCTGATGGACGAGGCGGGCGGCATCCCCGTGCCCGTCATGCGCACCGCGGAGGCCGCGCTCCAGCGCACGGGCACTGAGGGGCACATCGTCATGGCGGGCAACACGACGAGCACCACCGGCTGCCTGTACGAGGCCGTCGTCATGCGCCGGCACCTGTTCAAGGTCTACGAGATCACGGCCGACCCGGATGACGTGAAGCGCACCCGCCGCATCGACCCCGAGTACGCGCGCCAGCAGATCCGGGAGTATGGGCGCGATAACCCCTGGGTGATGATCAACATCCTGGCCAAGTTCCCGAGCCAGGGCGTGAACCAGCTGGTGAGCGCGGACGTGGTGCGGGAATGCCTCGGCAAGCACCTGCACCGCTCCGCCTACGAGTGGGCGCCGAAGATCCTGGGCGGGGACGTCGCGGACTACGGAGACGACAAGACGGTGCTCTTCCCGCGCCAGGGCGCTGCCTACTTCGAGCCCCTTATCGTCCGCCACATGGACCCGGTGCAGATCGCTGGCCACTGGATGGAGAAGGCTAACACCTGGCAGGCCGACTCGATCCAGGTGGACGCCACCGGCGGCTACGGCGCAGGTCCGATCGCCATCATGCGGGCGCAGGGGTTCGAGGTGATGCCCATCCAGTTCGCCGGCGAACCGCGAAACCCCAAGTACTTCAACAAGCGCGCCGAGATCTGGTGGGAGGCCTGCGAGGCTCTCAAGCAGGGCGCCTCGCTCCCGGACACGGAAGCCGTGCAGCCGATCGTGGCCGAGCTGTCGTCCGCCACGTACAGCTACAAAGGCGACCGGATCATCATCGAGGACAAGAAACTCATGAAGGCCCGGCTCGGGCGATCGCCGGACCTCGCGGACGCACTGTGTTGCACGCACGCCTTCCCGGTTGCTACAACGCGCGCCACACGGACCTCGTTGTTCCCATTTGAGGGGCCAATGCCGATGAACCGCTCGAAGACCGATTACGATCCGCTCACGAGGGACTGATGGCCATCGAGATCAAGCCGAGCCACAAGGGGCGCTTCCACCGGGACGTCGGCAAGAAGCCGGGCGCGAAGATCACCTCGGCCGATATCCAGAAGGGCTTGCACTCGAGCAATCCGGCCGAGCGCAAGCGCGCGAACTTCGCGCGTAACGCCCGCAAGTGGCACCACGGGAGCCGCGGCAAGTCCCGCGCCCAGAAACTCTACGGAGGCAAGTGACATGGCTTTCAGAGGCAAGACGCACGTCGGCACCCCGGTGAATAGCATCAAGGCGCCGCTCAATCAGGGCATGCGCGCCGGCACCCCGTCCGGCATGCAGGGTACGGTGAACCGGCAGTTCCAGGGCGATCAGCGCGGCAACCGCCAGGAGGGCATCTCCACCGGCACGCCGTACGTCTCGCGCGATGGCAACTCGCCCGAAGCGCGCCGCGTCGCATCCCAGGGCCATTACGGTCACGTCGTCGACACGGCCACCCGCGAGGACATGAACGACCCGCGCTCGAACGGGGACGGCGTGGTGCTGGACGGCATGAGTCAGGACTACGGCGACCCGACGCACAAGCCGACCATGGACTCACCGGTCCCGACGCATGCGCCCGTGTTCCAGACGCGCCACATCCTCGAGGAGAACGCTGCGCACCTGGGCTCTGGCAGCGGCAAGACTGCGCCCAACGCTGCCAACGCTCGCGATAACCTCCTGAACGTCGGCGGGGTCATGAGCCGCGGGATGGTCACGACCCACAAGGCCCACCAGTCCAGGGACGAGGCGATCCTCACAACGGACGACACGAAGCTCTAGTGACGGAAGCGCCGCAGCGCTCGCACCCACGCTTTGCCCGCGAGGAATCCCGGTTCGTCATCGAAGACATCCGCGAGCTGATGCGGAAGCACTGGGAGGAAGTAGGCCACTACCGTGACATCCCGCTCGACCCCGACTTCGAGAAATACCGGCTCGCCGAGAAGGCGGGAACGCTGCGCGTCTACACGGCGCGTTCGGTCGGCTTCCTGGTGG